GCCGCCGCCGCGTAGCCGCGCCAGCCCGCCAGGGCACTGGCGGCGCGCGCCGAGGCGCTCACGGCGTCACCTCGGCCAAGGCCTGGGCGTAATTGCTGGCCCACTTCTTGCGCAGGGCCGCCCGCTGCTCCTGCGTCCCGCGCTTGTAGGCGCCGGGGCGCCAGGTGCGGAGGTACAGGTTCCAGGCACCCTGCTCATCGCCGACCACAGGCAGCCGGCCCGGGTCGCTCCACAGCAGTAGGCGCGCCAGCCCTGCTGCCAGTACATCGTCGTTCTCGATGGCGTCCCAGATGGCAGCGTCGCGCGCCGGGACGCCTCGGGCCTGATAGAGGTGCGCAGCCGCGGCGCTGGTTGCGACGTGCAGCCGCACGCCGTGCACCATGCCGCCTCCCTGCTCCCCCTGCCAGAAGCTCTTTGCCGGCCCGGTCGGGCGCGGTGGCTTTCCCACCAGTTGGCGGCGATGCTCGAAGCGCGACTCTTGCAGCCCGGTCGCCAGCAGCTGGATGCGCGCCTCGGGCGTGTCCATCTTGGCGGGCAGCAGCGCCAGCGCAGGGTCAATTCCCGTCTTGATGATCTCGGATAGGGTCATGGCTTCGGTGTCCTGATGTGCTTGGCCGTCACGGCGGCCACGTAGAAAGCGGCGGAGGCGGCCAATGCGGCGTCACCGGCGCTTGCCCACCCTGCAACAAAAACTCGGCAGGCTGCACCGGTGGCCGTGAGGCAGAGGGCGGACAGGCCTATCCGTTCCAGCGTCGTGTCCTTGATCGTCCTGGCGAAGACGGCCAGCCCCGCGCCGCCAGCCACCACAAGCCAGCAAACGAAGGCGAGAACCGCCCACAGCGTCAAATAGATGGTGCTGTCCATGTCACGCCCCTTTGCCGCGCACGCGGTCAATGACGGCCTGCCAGAGCGCCGGGATCGGCACCGCCTGCACCGCCTCCCAGGCGCGCGAGACGATGGCCATGCCGAACATTCCGGTCAGGAAGCCCACCAGGCCCTCCGGTATACCCAGCAGCAGCGACAGGTAAGGCGCCGCGTAATAGGCGACGAGCGATCCGCTCACGGCCATGCTCAGGCGCGCCGGCCAGGATCCCTGCAGGTAGCGCATGGACACCGCGGCGCCAAGCACGCCGGCGAATTTCGCCGCGAAGGCGTCGAAGTCTTGGATATTCAATCGCGTCCCCTATAGACGAAAAAATGCCCGCCGAAGCGGGCTGATTTACATAGTTGGATTGCCGCGACGCGGCCTGTCCACCTTTTGGACGGTCACGTGCCGCGGGATACAATCCGTCTCCAAACTCCTTGCGCCTATATCGCCTTCATGAAAGACACCAAAGCCCTAATGCCGTGGATCCAAGCATTGCGCGGAATCGCGGCTCTCATGGTCGTCATGGTGCACGCCCGCTTCTATTTGCGGAGTGAAACCGGCGTATTTGTGGCCGAGAATTTCCTTCGTCCTGGCGCTATGGGGGTCGACCTCTTTTTCATGCTGAGCGGCTTCCTGATGGTCATTACAACGACCACAAGCGACGGCAGCTACAAATACAGCTATGAATTTTTCTGTAAACGCCTAGCGAGGATCTGGCCGGTCTACGCCTTCACCTGCGTCCTTTTCTTGGCGTTCGCCCATTACTTCCCCGCGTTTCCATTGCCGCTCTCCGAGTACACAAAATTCCTGGAGAGCTTGTTTTTCATTCCGATCGACCCCAACGCACCTCTCTATTTCTCGCTCCCGAATCCGGTGGCATGGACACTGTGCTTTGAGTTCTATTTTTATATTGTCTTCGGCCTGTCTTTGTTTTTCAGGCAATGGCGCTGGTTAGCACTTTCGGCGTGGTTTATGCTAACGATCGTCGCAATTCCTATGTCGACGGGAACTTTCAACCTCAGCGTCACGGATACCCATAGATATCTCGACTTCAGGTACGCGAATCTTGCCGTAAATCCCATCGTGATCGAGTTCATCCTGGGAATGCTTGTCGGCAAGCTATACCTCGCGAACACATGGCTGCCAAATCGCTACGTGCTCATGAGCCTCACCGCGGCGGCTGCTGGTCTTGTAATCGTTCTATCTGCTACGGGCATCACGACCTTCCACGGCCCTCTCGGCTGGGGCGGAGGCGTATTCCTGCTCTTTCTGAGCATTGCCATGCTTAGCAAGGTCGTCCACCTGGGGGCCCCAGCCTGGCTAATGTGGCTTGGAAAAATCTCCTACTCCCTTTATTTGACCCACCTGTTCGCGTTCGGAATATTGGATGTCGTCAGCCATGAATTGGGCTGGACAGACGGGGATAGGCCGGCTCAATGGCACTTCTGGGCCAATCCAATCTTCGCCCTAATCTTTGCGGGCGTAGTTTTCCGCTACGTCGAGAATTCCGGCTCCGCTTGGCTAAAGCGCGTGCTAACGACGAGGTGGGCGACCCCGTCGTCGAGACAGCAACGAGCACCGCTATAGCTCAGTCAGAGGCCGGCGAAACAGGCTTGGTGAAGACGCTCCCGTCGTACAGATCCGATACCGCGACCGGTGGCTCGTGATCGGTAACGTCGATCAATTGCGCCACGAAGTCTGGGTGGTATCGGTCTGCAAGTCCGACCCACACCCCATCGACCTGGACTTCACCAGGGATAATTTCAACCACGATTCCATTCTGCACGCTTGCGTAGGTTTTCATTACGCATACTCCCAGACAATGACTGCGCCGGGCGCACCAGATCCGCCCGTAAGATTGGGGCCTACGCCCACTCGCGCTGCTCCGCTTCCACCGGCACCATAGCCTTGCCCCGGATTGCCAGCCTGCGCCACTGGCGTAGACGTGCTGCGAGAGTTGCCACCGGCCCCAAAGCGCGTGCTCGCTCCCATGCCGCTTGTCACGCCCGCATTGAGATATGCGCCGGTCATTCCGGCAGAACCTGGACTTCCGATGGTCGCGCCGGTTGGGTTCGTACCGCCATCTCCGCCCGGCAAAGTCGGGCCGGCTGTCGGAATAGTTGCGCTGCGACCGAATTGGCCACCCAAACCACCAGCGCAGGTCAGCAAACTTCCAAACGACGACGCCCCGCCGGAAACACCTGTTCCAGTCGTTGCTCCCGTCCCCCCGGCCCCCACCGTGACGACGGCCGACGTGACCGGCCCCGTCACGTGCAGAACTCCGTAGGCACCAGCGCCACCGCCCGCTGCCGTTGACATCGTCGATGCAACGGTGTCGTTCTCCGCTCCGCCGCCTTGACCACCGCCACCGATGACCTCGATTACCCACCGATTCGTTCCAGGGGTGGGCGTGTAGGTCGTGGTGCCCGCCGTGTTGAATACGCGCACGTTGAGCAGGCGGCCGGCGAACGGCTGCGACCAGCCCGCGCCACCCATGCCCGGGTTGGCCGTGTTGTTGTTCACGTCCGAGCGGTAGACCGTATCGCCGGCAAGGACGTGAGCACCGCTCGGCCATCCTCCGGCTAGGTCTTGCCAAGTTGCAAACCCATGCAACTGCATGTCGCCCAGACTTTCAGTAACCTCGTTGATGACCCCGTTCATCTCGGCCCGCCCCACTGGACGGTAGTTGGCGTTGTCGTTGGGTAATTCGTAGTCAGGCGTCCAACCCGCTTGCAGAGACACCTTGCCGTCCGGCTGGTCGTCGGTGGCCAGCGCTTCCTTGTCGCCCGTAGCCGCGAACGGCGTCTTGTAGATTCTGGTAGCCATTTACGCTCCGAAGTTTCCGTTTTCGAAATTGAGGTGATGGGGCCCGAAGCCCCAGGATGGCCGCACCTGCACGGCCCACCTGAGGCCGACCGTCGACGGGCGGGGAAGAATGTCTGTGTTTTCCAACAGCCGGCGAAGCCTATAGTCGGGCGTGCTCGAGAACATGATCGTGGTCGTCGTCATGTCGTAGTTGTCGAACACGAAGGCCGATCCGGCCCCAAAGACGCTTTCCAGCGCACGATTGATGTTTGGCGCCGTCGGCCGCATGGTCAACTGGAACCACCGAAGTTTCAGCAGCTTGCGAGCTGACTCCATGTCGAGGCTCACCTGGCCGTCGCTGGCCCGGCCGAAATTCCCGTTCTCGAAGTTGGCGTTGTTGACGCCGAACCCGAACACGCCCTCCACTCGCCGCGGCGAACCGATCTCCAACGACACGCCGAGGATGCGGGCCCAAACCGAGAGCCCAAACTCATTGGCCGTGTCCAGGTCGAAGACGTCGCGGTGCCAGTCGCGCCAGAACTGCTCTTGGTGGACGTCAATCCATGCCTGATCGTTCCGGGCAAGGGCCACCGCCCGGGGCGCGCCCTCGTACTGCCAAAGGATTGACCGCATCAGATCGACCGAGAAGTCGAATTGCTGGGTTCCGCTCATGCAATCACCACCTGGATTGAACTGCGCTGCGTGCGCGCGATCTCGTTGGGCGCAATCTCCATCGTGTCGGCTGACCAGGTGCCGGAGCCGACGACCGACAGTTCCACCTTCTTGACGAAGATCGTAGGCTCTTGCTGGTTGATCGCGCTGGCAACTTCGAAGGTTGACACGTCGCTTCCAACCACAAAGCTCACGTCGCCCTCGATGTCGCCATTGACGTAGTTCATGACCAAGTCAGGAATCAGCTGCTGGACGTCGAGCGCGCTGGCCCGCACGGTCACCCGGATCAGCAAGGCGATTTCCTCGGGCCGGTCAAACTTCACCTCATACAGCCGGCCGTTCACCGGATCGGGGACCTGGACGACGACGGCGCCGTTGTAGCCGCCTCCAACGGTCTTGGTCTCGAACAGCGCCTGCGCGACCTCTTGATCCGTGCCCCCTTCGACGCACGCCCAAATACTGTGCTTGCGCATAGGAATGCCATCGATCACTTGGTCGACGTCCGCATAGTTCTCGAGGTAGTAGCACGAGCGAACCGCCTCGATGCTGTACAGCCGCGACACGATCGCCTCGTTGATCGAGGTGGTCTGCAGCGCCAGAGTCTGCGCGCGCCGGCGCCGCAAGAGGACGTCGTTCTCCTCCACCTGGCCCGGAATCGCCGCGACAGGGTTGGTGATCGTCTCCCACCCCAAGACGCTGGAGGCCACGGTGTTCAGCCCGCCCGGCGGCACGACGATCTCGCCGTCTTGGAGCGCGCGAAGATTGCCTGAAGCGGTGCCGGCCGAGTCCAGCACTACCGTCGTGACAAGTTCGAACTGCTCGCCCTGCTCAGTCTCGGCTATCGAGCCGGCGGGTACATTGGTGCCAGGAACGCCGCCCAGAATGGCGCCCACGATCAGCGATCGGACGCTGCTGCGACGCCGGCCGCCGGTCAGCGCCATCAGCGAGTCGAGGAACACGCCGCCGGCCAAGTTCGGGTTGATCTGGTTGGCGAGCTCGGCGTTGTTCCGGGCGATCGCGTCCCGCTCTTCGGTGATGCGGGTGATCAGCATGCCCTGAGGCGTAGCCGGATCCGTCGGCATGTCCGCGCCGAACACCGCCCGGAACTCGGCTTCCACCTGAGCCCGAGTCGTTGCCGTGTCCACGACGATGACGCCGCGGTTCGCGATGAAACTGTAATCAGCCATTTATCGTTACCGTGCCGTATGTGGTTTGGAGCGTCGCCGTGTACTTCAGCGTCTCGCCTTCGATTTGGGTGGTCAGGCTCACGATGCCCGTGACATCCGGCGTGCCCAGCAGCCGCCGGCGCAAGGACGCTTCAAACTGCGCCAGGTTCGGCTGCTTGCTGAACGCCTCCCGCAGGAACGGGATGCCCTCGTCGTAGGCGTGGATCATCTCCGCGCGCGCCGTCGCGGCGAAGTGCTTGGCCTCCTGGGCGACCGCCGCGCGGTCAGCCACCATGGCCAGGTTCCCGTTGGGAAGCGTCACGAAGTCGTTGTCTTCGTCGGTCTGAAATGAGATCAATTCGGGCCTCCCGAGTTGCCGCTTCCGGGCTGCACGCCGCTATGCGTGTGCGTGCTGTCAATGTTCTTGCCGTCGTGTGTCAGCGTGCCGCCTGACATGGCCACATTCCCGCCGCTGGTGGTCACGTTGCCCTTGAACTCGATGTTCCCGATCCATTCCGTCTCGGGTATCTCCACCTTCGCCTTTGGCGCCTTGATCCGAACTTCGCCGGCGTGCAACGAGATGCAGACGGAACCGTCCATGGACTGCAGGACGAGCGCATCGGCGTTCTCGCCGTCGACAGTCCAATCCTTGATCGTGTCAGGGAAGAACATCGCGTCCGAGAACGAGTGCAGCCGCTCAGTGTTCGGCCAGTCCTCCCGGCCGCCGCGCTGGAACATCAAGGAAACGTCGCGATCGTTCGCCTTGAGCCACCCGAAGTCCCCGGGCTTGATCGGGAACCGCATGAAGAAGCCCCCGCCGCCGAAGCGAAACACCGGGATGTTCGGGATGCTGCCGCGGGAAATCTTCCGCCCATCCGTCGTGCCGACCATGATCAATGGCTTGATCACCGCCCGGTTTGAGGCGTCGTCATAGGACACCACCTGCGCGGGCAGCATGTCGTCCAGGTTCTCGCGGATGAACGCGCGAATCCAGGATTTCAGGACGCCCGCCATGCTTCCATCGTCGGCACCGTCGATATCGGGGGCTACAGTCGGCTGCATGTCGCTTGGTAAAAAAATTGATCTTCGTGGCTGGCCACGTCGAACTTCAGTTGATCGATCTTGTAGTCGCCGTTCAGCGACCGGTTGAACTTGCTCTCCAGGCGCAGCGTGCCGCCCAGGACTGACTCGCCGTCGATCAGGTAGGTCACCTCCACGCCCTTCTCGGTGGCCTTCGGGATGCCAACCATGCCGCTGTTCATGTTCAGGATCTTGACTCGGCCGCTGACGGCCTTGTCGAAGTCCTGCACGATCAGCCGGGTGTCGTCAACAAACGCCCGCACCCCGCCCGCTTCGGCCAGCCTGTTGACCTGGCCCAGCGCACCGCCGGTATAGGTGTAGTTCCCGATCAGTTTGTCCAGCGCCTGGAAGACGAGCGTGGCGCCAATGTCCGTGGCCACCGCCGCGGCGATCGCCGACAACCTGGAAGTCGCCTGCGCGCTCTTGGACACCACCAACCCGTTTGCCGCGTTGCCCGTCTTGGACTTCATGACAATGTCCACGTCCGGCGGACTGCTCGGCTCCGCGCTGATGATGTCGCCCGTGTAGACCTTGAACAACCCTGTGGAGACGCGCCCCACTTCCACGATCAACCGCTTCGGCGTCCGGTTCTTATTGAACGGGCTCGTTTCGGTCAGCAGGAAGTCACGCGTCTCGCGGCGCAGGTTCGAAATGGTCACGCTGCACTCGTTCTGCGTCGCGTTGGCGTACTTGGTGCCGCTGGCCTTGATCCGCATGCCATCTGCGGCGCTGTAGTAGTTCATCCGACCGGACACTTCGATCCCGATCCGGATAGCGCGTAGGTCAATCATTGATGCCGACCTCCGCCGGTTCCAGGTAAATCAACGACTGCGACCGCCCGAACTCCTCCCACCATGGCAATTCACCGTCCCGGGTCAGGATGGCGAAGTTGCCCTGGTGGCTGAGGTAGCGGTACGGCAGGATGGGATATTCCGCGATGATTCTCTGGCCCAAGACCAGGTCGGTACCATCCCGCTTCACGTCAGCGATCATGGTGCCGACCGCTGCCTTGATCGTCAGTTCCCAAAGGACGCCGTTGATCGTTGCCGAGAACGTCTGGTTTGGCACCGCCAACAAGGTGATGTCTCTCACTTGAACACCCCGCTCAAGACGCTGCCCTTCCGCTCGGTGCTGGCGCCGGCCTCTTCCGACGTCTGCTGGCCCCGCTTAACCGTGCTGGACTGGCTCTTGTTTTCCACCTTCGCCGGCGGCAGCTCGCCGAACTCCGGTTTGACCTCGAGCCACTCCTGCAGCCGCACCGGCACATTGATGGCCATGCCCAGCTCTGACGTCTCGTCATGCGGCATGTCCACGATCAGCATGCTTTCGTAGGACTTGACCTTCGTCTGGACCGTCAGAAGCTTGTTCTGGTCAAACGCCTGCCGCAGGGATTCGAACTGGTTGCGCGTGTCGTCGGCCAGCAGGAAATCGATCTGGATCTCCACCAACTCGCGCACGACGTGGTCCGACCGCTCGCTTCCGTCCTCGACCGCGAACTTTGTCGCCCGCTTTGCCTCTCTCACCGCAACCCGCATCGGATGGGCGGACGCAAACAGGGTCTCAAAGCTCTCAGCATCGAGGATCGTCACCTGCTGCTGGGTGGATGTCGACAGGCTGTCTGATAGCTGCATTACCGTTTCACCCCGCTGGCAGAATCAGCCTGCAAGTTCTTGAGTTCGTCCTTCAGGCCGCCGCCGATCGACTGGCTGATGCCTTGGGCGTCGGTAGCCTGGGTCTGTACGGTGACCTGGCCAACCTGGACGTTCGTCTCGGTGTGCGTGTTGCTGGCGTTCGAGATCGCGTTCGACGTGATCGAGTTCATGGGGTTTGCCGACGCCTGGTCAAGCTGCGCCTGCGCTGCCTTCATGTTCTCGGCCGCCTTGGCCTCGGCATCCGATACGCCCTTCGATACCGTCGACGCCGTCACCTGGATATCGTCACCGCTGCCGAAGCCGAGCCACTTTCCAATCCTGGAGATGACCGACGAGACGCTGTCGAACACGCCGCTGATGTAGGCCCAGGCGCTCTTCACGACGCCAACGACACCCTGGAAGATGGCGCCGATGGACTTCCCCATCGTGGCAAACGCATTGATAGCCCCGGACGCGAACGTCTTGACGGACTCGTAAGCGCCGGCCAGCGCCGCCTTCACCCATTCGAACGCGGCCTTCACCGCCTCCGCCATCGCCTTGACCGTTTCCCCGACGATTGGGTACTTCTCCGAGATCTGCCCGATCAGCGAATCGTTCCCATCCAGGAAGTTCATCACGTCGTCGTACAGCAGCGCGAACAGCGCCACTACCGCCGCGATTGGGGCTGCCACGGCGAGGAATGGGGCGATCAATGCCCAAACAGCCGCGGTGGCCGATATCACAGCCGGCAGAAACATCGCCGTCAGGATGGTCGCCAGACCAATGAAGAAGCCCTTCACGAAGGTGTCATGCCTATTCATCCACGACACCACCGAATCAAGCTTCTCGATGAACCAGGTGACCGCCGGCAGGATCCAGTCCACGATGCCGCTCGTCGCTACGCCGGCGCTCTGTTTCAGCTTGGCCAAGGTCTCGGAATAGACCCGAACCCGCTCGGCAGACTCCTTCGTTACAACGCCCTGCTCCTTCTGCACGCGGAGCATGCGCTCCACTTCCTGGCGCCCCTTCAGCAGCAGCTCAACCGAACGGTTGTCCGTGATGCCCAGTTCCTTGATTCGGAACACGGCCTGCTCACGTCCCATCCCTTCGACGGCGCCGGCGAGCTCGACCATGCCCTGCACGGCATTCTTCGCATTGCCGTTGACGTCCTTCAGGCTGATGCCCAGAGCCTTGAACGTCTTGGCGCGACCAGACTCGACGTCCTGAAGCGCCTCGCCGATGGATTCAGCCATGTCCGTCAGGGAATCCCGGGCTCCCTGGGCGTCTCCGCCCATGCGCTCGATCGCCTTCCCGAAGGCGTCAACATCACCGATGGCCACGCCCAATGCGTCGCTGGTGTTGCGGATCTGCTCGACCGTCTGCACGTGGTTGTTGAACGCCTCCAGGGCTTTGGAGGCGGCCACGGTGGCCAGAATGGCAGCGCCGATCCGGGTAAATGCCCCCTTGATCTTCTGCTCCATCAGACCGGCACGGCCCTCCGCCGTCAGCATCGACTTGCCGAACTCGTCGGTCTTCTGCTCGGACTTGTCGATCTCCTTGTTCAGCTTGGAGTTGTCCGCGTCGATGATGTAGGTCAGAGCATCCAGCAAGGCCATGTCACTTCCTCTTTTCCGCTTCCATCGCGCGGATCTCGTTGACCTTGTTGGTCGTGGCGATTTCCCAAAGGTCCATCGCCTCTTCCAGGTCAATTACGGTTTTGAGCTCGACGAGTCGGGCGAGTCCTGAGCTGACAATTGACCCAATAAAGGGGTCAGCATTGGCATAATCGAGTGGAGACACTTTTCCAGCAGGCAATCGAGGAAACCGCGCTGCCCGCCGAGTCCGAAAAAACCGGTGTTCTCCTCGATCATCTCGACCTCCAGCTTCATGAGCTGGATGCCGTCATCGACGTGGTTGTCGATGAGATCGCCGGTCGTCAGACGCAGCTGTCGCCCGTCCAGATCGACCGCCACATAGCACATGAGCTTCTTCATGACCTCTTCCGACGTCTTGTAGTCGCCCAGCTTCGGGATGTTCGATAGCGGGTACTTGGCGATGACCTCCCGCGCCACCGTGGCCGGCAGGCGGGAAATCGTGAATGCCTTCTCCACGCCATCACGGTTTTTGACCATGACGACGCGGGGTTTGATGAGGTCGGCCATGAGTCGTCCTTACTCGCCGCGGGTGCGGGACAGGTTTTGGAAGGCGAAGGTGTAGGACTTCGACTTGAGGCGGCCGGCAGACGCCGGCGAGTTGCCCGGCATGCCATTGATCATCTTGCCCTCGCTCAGCTTGAGGCTCGACCCGTCTGGATAGGTGCCCACCATGGTGATCTCGTCGCGCGCGTGCCGCTTGTTCTTGGCGGCGCGGTTCGCTTCGAAGATGACGGCAAGGTTGTTGTCAGCCTCGCTGCCGGGGATAACGTTGACGGTGATTGTGATGGGCGTCGGCGCGCTGAAGGTGACCAAGTCGCCATTGACCGTCATGGCGGCAGTCGCGATGTCGATCGCCGGGAGATCGAACGGATCCGCGTCGTCCGCGAACTCGGTGATCGTGAAGCCGGACGGGAATGACTCGCTGGCCAACAAGCGAATCGCAACGCCGATAGCGGAAATGTCGTACATGTCTGATCCTCAAAAGAAAGACGGCCCGCAGGCCGTCCGAAACGTTGTCTTGCCCGGTCAGACCAGGTTGTGCGAGCCGTCCACCTTCCGGACCATGTCGCCCTTCGAATAGACCAGCGTGTACTTGGCCGTGTACTCGGTCACGCCCGACTCGCCGGTGTCCTGCTCGATACTGACGTTGAACCAGTAACCGTTGTCTTGCACGTCGTGCCATGCCAGAGGGTCGTTAGTCAGCTGGCCGACAGCAACCTTCTGCAGCTCCGTCAGCGCCTTGCCGATCAGGATCGTCCCGTTGTTCAGCGCCTTGTTGACACCGCCCTGGATGATCGCCATGACCATGCCGCGGCCGTCGTTGTTGGCCGGGATCTTGTTCGTGGTGAGCAGCAAGCTCATCAACTGGGCCGTCATGTACGCCTTGAGCCATTGCTCGTTGGCGTGCACCGACATGTCCAGGGGCGCCGTCGCGCCGCCCATCAGGTAGCCGCGCTGGAAGAACGAGATCTTCTGGCCAGCGCTGGCGGTCTGGCCGTAGTAGTTGACCCGGCGCGCGTCGTAGAAATCGGCCATCTGATCGTCAGTCACGTCGGACGTAAGCGTCACGCCGGACTGCCGGAACATGTAATTGATGGTCGCGTTCGTGCGGTCGTAGTCCGTGGCCGCCATCACCGCCATCGGCAGGGCTTCCTTGTACTCGCCGGCCGTGCCGTTCAGGATCAGGGCGTTGGAGGCGGTACCGATCATGGCCGCGTTCCAGGTGTCAGCCGTGACCGAATCCACCGACCAGTACATCTGGTACTTCACGTTCTCGCCGGAGACGTACTCCGCGAGGGGGATCGCGTCTTCCAGGTCCACCGCAGCGCCGAACGATGCCGAGCCGAACGAGTCGGTCACATTCTCGGCCGCTCGGAATGCCTCCAGGGGAGTCATCGCGACCGAGCCGGGGGAACTGATGGCCTGGGCACCCTGCAGCGCCAGCATCGCACCGATATCGCTGCCGGTGGCCGGAGACACGACAACAGCGCCCGGGCCCGTCGCGGCTGACTCGACCGTGAACGATCCCGCGATGGCGTCATAGGTGACCGTCGCGGCGGTTCCGGTCTGGGCGGTGGCCGCCGTGGCGATCGCCGCCGTGACCAGCTGCGCCACATTCGTCAGGCTGGTGGCCGTCGACAGGTTAACGCCGGTGAGCGCGTAGGAGAACTCGCCGACCTTGATATTCATGGCGCCGGCCGTGACCGCCTGGAAGTCTGCCAGGCTGGCCGAGATCCGGTAGCCGTACACACGGCCGGGACGAGCGACGTCCGGGAACGCAGCAAACTGCAGCTCGGGCGCCTGCGAGGCAGGGGCCGGGCTGACGTAGGAGAAATACTGGCGGGCGAACGCCGCCTCGGGCGAGTCCGAGCCGAAATAATCGTCCGCGCCGCCCGGGCGCACCGAGACGATCTGGCCGACAGGCACGCGCGGGTCGGTGGTGAAGCGCCGGCCGGTCAGTTGCTGCTGGGCGACGGCATTGGCGCCGATCACCGCACTGATGATCCGGACGTAGCGAGTCATCTTGATGGACATGTCTTTTTCCTCAAATGCGATGGATGCCCGGCGCAACCTGTTGGATATGTGCCGTGGCCTGGGTGATGTTGCGGTTGTGGGTGAAGATGACGGTGAAATTCGGGTTGAAGTCGAAGTTGTCGCGGTCGTTCACGAAGGCCGGCGTCACAATGTCCGTCGCGCGCTGCACGCCAATCCCGGCCGCCGTCATGGCCTGGGTGAACTTCATGGACTGCAGCACGCCGCGGACCACCGACAGGACGTCGGAGGCCAGAAGCTGCTCCGGTGCGTCCAGGTCGTCCTCGACGAACGCCTGGAACTGGTACATCGACTCGTTGATCTGGGATTCCGTTGCCGTGAGCGCAGCGCCGTCATCGCGGTACTTGCGCGCCTGCCAGCCGCGCTTCCCCCGGCCGACCGGGAAGAAGTAGATGCCGTCGTCGACGCGGCCCTGCTTCGTCGGCTGGAAGGCTGCCAGCACAGGCAGGGTGGTCCCCTGCTCCGGCAGCAGCGCTAGCAGTGCGGCCCGGATGGTGGCTTCCAGCTGCTTCTGTTTCATGCTGGCCCCACGTCAACGCACAGGATCCCGCGCCAGCCGTCCTGGGTGTACCAGTCGGCACCGCCCACAACGTCATGCCGGCGCCCGCCATAAAGCAGCTGGTCCGGCGCCGCGCCGCGCTGCACGTTTTCCACGGGGTGGGACGTGTACAGGTTGAAATAGCGCTTGGCGGTGTCCAGCCCCAGGTCGCGGATCGTCGATTCGCTCACCGGCTGCCAGGAACCCTGGATCGGCAGGGGCGGCTCGTACTCGTTGACCCACTGCCCGCGCGAGTTCTCGGTGCGGCCTTTGAACTTGAGCCACACCGGCGCCTGCTGCGCGATCACGCCGGCCGCCAGGCCAAGCACGTTGATTCCTGGAATCACGATTTATTCTCCACGACGTGGCTGACGGACTGGATCATCAGCCCGGTGTCGACCAGGGGCTTCTTGGATATCCCGGGCGTCTTCTTCCGGGCCTGGCGGGCTTCCAGAGTTGTCTTCTTCAAGGGCGGCGTAGTCAGGAGCGATATCGTTCGCGCGATATCGCCGGCCGACCGCGCGCCCAGCGCCTCGAAGGCCTGGCCGACGTCAACCCTGCCGTCGATTGCGCCGCGCACGGCCCCGGCGATCTGCCGGCCCCATTCAGCCTTCTTCTGCTCGGCCGTGGGTCGCATGAACGGCCGCGCCGGGATGTTCCCCTGCGGATAGCCGTATTCCTGGATGGCCGCCACGTACGCGACAGGCGTGCCATCCGGATACTTGGCCTCGGGGAAGAATCCCACCCGGATCTGCTTGCCTCCAACGTCCTTCAGCGTCGCCTGCAGCTTCTCCGTGCCGCCCTTGCGCACCACCTTCATCGGAACCTTCCCCCGCGGATCGACAGGCCGCCCACGTTACGAAACGCCGCGCGCTCGGGCAGGCCGCCCACATACACGCCGCCAGCCGCGCAGCTCTTGGACAGCGCCAGGAACTGCTGGCCGTATGGCGTCAGGTTCAACCAGTGCGACCAGGAGTCGGTCGCGGGCGGCGCCTGGAACGAAACGCTGACCTTGTCGATCGTCGCCGAGGCCAGCGCGCCTGGCACGCCTCCATTGCCCGATTCGGCATTCAGCCGCAGCTGCAGCAGGTGGGCCGTGATCAGCATCCACAACTGCTCGTTGCACTGACAGCCGCGCCCGCTGGTGTAGCACTGCGCCCATTCCGCCACGGTCAGCACGACGTCATCCGGGATGGCGACAAACATGGGGAACAGGATCCGGAACTTCGCCAGCGGGAAGTCCATGTCAGCCTTCCGCGACCTGGACCTTGGCGGCGCCAGGATTGCGACGGCGCGCCGTGGCCGGCGTGTCCTGGGCCGACTTGTCCGCGGGCTCCAGATTCCGGGCGGCGAACGTTTCCGCGTCCTGCTTGTCGTGGCTGGCCGAAACAAAGCCATTCGTCGAATGCGCCTTGAACACGATGTTTTGCTGCAGCAGGTTGAACTCGTCTTCCGAGATGGCGGTGGCCACGCCCTTGGGCGTCACCAACTGCTTGTTGGCCACGTTGGCCTTGCCAGCGACGAGGACCGATTGGCCATTCTTCAGTTGGTAGCGCTGGTCGTTGCTGAGCGTGCTGTAGATATAGATGCGAGACATTTCGACTCCAGAGATGACAAAGGCCGGGTTTCCCCGGCCCTCTGTTCAGTGCGCGACGATCAGGACGCGCTGATGGTCCGGCGGGCGAACGCCCAGGGGCGCAGCACGAAGATGCCCGCCGTGGCGTTGATGGCGTCTTCGATGTAGCCCTTGATGCGGTTCTCGCTGCCCAGCACCTGGTAGCGCACCGGCACGGCCTGGATCAAGCTGGCGCCGGTGATGTCCGACTCGTCCTGGTCTGCCGCGTTCTCGACGAACAGGTAGGCCACATCCAGGCCGCCGTTGGCGTCCTTGAATTCGGCCGTCGTCACAACGCGCACGTTGGGGAAGTTCTCGTTCAGCCATTGACGGAACGTCATGCCCGAGGCCGCCGGGCTGTACACGCTGAAGATCGAACGGTAGCCGGTGGGCAGCACCAGCACCAGCTTGGCCGTGTCCTTGAGCTCACCGCCCATCTGGGTTTCGAGCTGGTTGTACATGCCCGTGAACTCGGCGACCAGCTGGTCGAAGTTCGCGGTCAGCCACGGCGTGGTGGCCGATACGAAGGCCGGCAGGCTGGGATCGTTCAGCAGGCCGTACACGTTCGTGTCGGGCTGGTTGAAGCCGTAGAAGCCCACCTGGTTGCGGCTGATGTCCAGCGACTCGGTGGCGGCGCGGCGCTTTTCGTCCGCCGGCTGGTAGCCGATGGCGGACTGGCGGGCGTCTTCCAGCTTGCCCACCTGGAAGCCCTGTTCGAAGCGCACGACTCCGCGCGATTCGATGGACTGGCGGTAGTCGGCCAGCGGGATGTTGGTCGTGTCTCCGTACAGCTCGGCCTTGGCGGCCGGCTCAGCGACGCGCAGGCTGATCAGCTCGTCTTCCCAGCGACCGACGGTCGTGATACCGGCGATCTCGTCGATGTTGCGCACCTGCGTGACGACGCGCAGCGTGCCGGGCAGCCAGGTCTGGAGCATGTGCGCGAGCATCGCGCCGTTCGTGACGGCCGGGCCCGTCAGGGCCGAGTCCATCGCGCGCAGGCCGACGCCCAGGTTCTCCAGGTCTTCGAAGCCGATCTTGGCATCGCTGCCCAGCTTGACGGCGCCGCGCGAGAGGGCCAGGCGGCCGCTCATGTGCATGTGCACCTTGGATTGAGTTTTTGCCATGATTTCTGGTTCCTTTCCGATCAGGCGCCGGCCGGGGTGGGCAGGACCACCAGGCCATTGAGGGCGATCACCGCCAGACGCGGAGTCTCGGCGCTGGGTTCGTGGCGGGCGATGTGCGCGCCGGGGATGACAGTTCCGGTCTCGCCGGCCGAGATGATGCCGGTGGCCGGGTCGAACGACACCGGATCGCCGATGTTGCCGTCGTTGCCCAGCTGCACGAAGACCTCGCCCATGGTCAGAAATTCGCCGACCGTGGCGTTGCGCGCGTAAGCGACATCGATCGCGTACGCCTTGGGGTTGATCAGGATGCCGGCAAAAGCGCCGTCGCCACCGGCCTGCACCTGTTCGAACGTGCCGCGGCCCGAAGGCTGGCCGGCGACGTACGTGAAGGCGCGGCCGAAGACGTTGTTCGCCTCGGTCGCCGAGTCGATGATCGCCGAGGCGGCGCGGGTCGGGCCGTCATGGCTGATATTGCCCGGGATGCCGGACAGCAGGTAGGTTCGTGCGGTGTTCGGGATCATTTCTTTTCACCCCAGACTTTGGCGGCCGTGTCTTCGGCGCGCACGGTTTTGGAATCGCCGACGATCTTCTCGGCGTCGGATTTGGCGGCCTGCAGGTAGCCTTGCAGCACCGCGAGCTCGGCGCCGTCCTGCGCCTTCAGGCCCAGCTTCTTGACGGCGTACTTGGCGACGTGGTCGGCCGACACCAGCAACGCGCTGTCGAAGGCGCCGATGAACGGCGTCACGCGCTTGACCAGGGCGTCGCGCTCAGCGATCTGCTTGATCACCGCGTTGGCGTCATTGGCCTTCACCTGGGTCTGCAGCGTGCCGATCATGCCCATGACCTGGGCATCCGCAGCGCGCGCGGCGATCTTGTTCTTGGCGGCGCCCAGCTTGGCCAGGGCGGCGTCCAAGGCCTTCTTGCTGTCGGCCGTGGGGGCTGCCTTCACTTCTTCGGCGGCGGCCTGCACTTCCTCGAGCGCGGCCGTCACTTCTTCGATGGCAGCCGTGGCGGATTCGACCGCACTGGTCGCCTGCTCGGCGGCCGCGGCGGTTTCCTCGACGGCGGCCTTCGCTTCCGGCGTCACGGCGGCCGGTGCTGCCGGAGCCGCCGGAGGGTCAGCGTCGGCGCCGGGCTGCTTGTTGGGATCGTTGTCCGAGACAGCGGCAGCTTGTTCCGCCAAGATTTTCTCGATCAACGCCCGCAATGCTTGTTCCATTTCGGGGGTGATTTCCATATTGATGAACTCCGCTGAGTCGTATGTGATGGTGAGGCAGTCCTGTACAGCCACGTCCGGCCCCGTCCTGCCCTCTTTCACGGATGCCAGATGATTGAATCGAATGTCGCGCTGGATGGCGTCGTACTGCTGGCCATCGAACACGCCTTCGCTGAATTCGTATCGACAGCGGTAGCTGGGCGACAACTCCACCTTGCCGCGGTCGATCAGGTTCTTCATGAAATCCGAGTAGGCCCGGATGCTGTTGCGCAGGTAGGGGTACTCGAATCGCGCAGACTCGCCCGTGGTGCCCTGCACGCCCTTCTTCTCGGCCGGCGTTCCGTCCACCCCGAGGAACTCGTGTTCGTCGATCCACGGCACCAGGTTGGCCGAGGCGATCGTTTCCGGATTCTCCAGCTCTTCCTGCGGCCGATACACCCGGTAGACACGGTCCGCCTCAGGCGCGCCGATCTCGCTACCCAGGTACGAGAACACCCCCACCTTCGTGATCGGGTTGTCGCGCACCAGCAGGTAGCCGTTGACGTCAGTTTGTCGCTTGCTCATCGAGGTACTCGGTAAAGTCGATGACCGGGCGCATGCGGCACCGGCAGTTGATCAGCTCGCCTGGGAAGCCGCGCTGCCCGGTCCGCTTGTCGATGATGGGCGGGTTGTCCATGCTGAACGTCTGCCCGTCGTACCGGACGTGAAGCGATCGCGGTTCGGCGCCGCCTCCGCTGTGGATCCATTCGAACTGCTTGACGCCGGCGGCCTTCATCCGCTCCTCGTTCATGGCGGACGTGATCTTGCGCGTCTGGTCGACGGCGATCAGCTTGGCGCGATTCCGGGTGACCTGGTTCAGGCTCTTGATCTCCTCGAAGATCTGCCCCGCTCCCTGGCCGCCCGACTGGATCGACCGCAGGACGATGCCCTGGATCCGGTCCTGGAACTGCGCCGGGATGCTCTTGATCAGCCCGACGTTCTCCGCGGTGCTTGCCAGGACCTTGTCGTACAGGCCGGCCGGCATCTGGAACGTCTTGATGGTCAGCCCGCCCGACATGTCCCTCAGCGACGCGCCCAGGTTCTGCTTGGAAAACCGGTCCACCTGTCCGATCGTGCGGTTCGCGAGCGGGCCCGCCTTCTCGGCAAAGGCCTTGCTCCACTTCCTCCCCAGCTCGGCCAGGATGCGGCGCGCCTGCGTGGTCACGCTCTCGTCCTGCGTGATCTCCGGGTTGCCTCGGTACAGCCTGCGCAGCGCCGTGTCGTAATCGGCCAGCATGCCGTCAATCAGCGACTCCATGCTGGCGCGGTACCGGCCCTCAACTGCGACCGGGTACGCCAGCGCCGAGCCCTTGAACTGGGTTGCCTGCTGCTGCTGCCCCCAGGCCTGGCGCCGCTTCGTTACCATTTTCTTGGCCATCTACGAACTCGGCTTTTTCGATGTTGTGGTAATCGCCCTCGCGGTCCTCTCGCAGACGGTCACGGATGTCTTCCGCATCGATCGCGCCGGTGTTGAACAGCGCGGCGTCGCGGTCTGCCTTGATCTTGTCGATCTCGGCCCATTCCTTGGCGGTCGGGCTGTCAACCGGCATCCACTGGATGGCGATCTCGGCCGGCAGCGCGATGTTTTCGGACTTGGCCAGCAGCCGGTAATGCGTCTCCAGCAGCGGCGTCATATCGTTGGCCTGGATGCTCTCCAGATCTTCGCGATACACCGACCGCTCGTACTCACCGGCGGCGTTGAAGCCTTTGGGCTGGGTTTGCAGTAGCTTGGTAGCGGGCACGTTCGCCACCGCTGCGGACAGCTGGTACTGGGTCATGATGACCGTGTCCACGTCGCCTAGCGCGGTGTCGAACTGCTGGATCGTCTCTTCCGCACCGCCGACGCGCACGCCGTAGTTGTCGCGGAAGGCAACCCACTCGGCAAGGTTCTTCTCCAACTCCTCGCGGTTGGTCAAGGCGGCATCGCCGACGCCGAGCGAGGTCAGCCGCTTGGTCATCAGCAGCTGCGGCCCCTCGTTGGCGCTGCGCTCAGCCGCGTACGCCCGCTCCATCATTCGCTGGGGCACGCTCACACCCAGGTAGCGGTAATGCGGCTTCAGGTAGTCGGGAACGGGGTACGGCACGAAGATCCGCAGATGGGACTTGTGATAGACCCGGTCCTTGATCTTCCAGAACGTCGGCTCGTAGTAGCTCTGACTGGCCGGGTCGTTCAGGTTGTCCTCGGTCAGCACCGGCGTGACCCAGTTCGGATCGATCTGGGACATGCCGCGGTAGGTGCCCGCCTGAACGCCGTCCAGGTTGAACGGCGCCTTGTAATACTCCTCGGGGTTTGCCGCCTCGACATCGAAGAGCACGATCCGGCCGCCGTACACGCGCCCGAAGTGCACCAGCTCGCGCAGGTGGCGCTTGACCGCATACTTCTTGTCGCCAGCCATCAGGCGGGCCGAGACCTCGTCCGACCCGCACGTCAGCAGGTAGCCGTTGCGCACCGCGTCCCGGGCGGGCATGTTGCACGCCTTGTCGATCAGCCAGTTTGTGGCCAGCATCGCGCAGGCCTGGTAGCCGATGAAATAGCTTCCCGCAGCGTAGAAGCCCAGTTGCGCCTCATTGACCGGTGTGAAGCTAGCCGTCTTGGGCGTCGGGCGCTCGCCGATGTACCCGTTGTCCGACGTGACCACGGCAGCGCCGCTGGGCTGTTCAAATTCCGGGAACTTGAACGCTGGGCGCACCTTCTCTCCCAGAGGATGGGTAGAGAACAGGCCGGCGCGCGGCCGAGGGGCCGGTGGCTCGCCCATTGATTTGCCGCCGGCGGGCTGGTGGCCACGGCCGAACAGGGTACGAAGGAAGTTCATCCGAAGAATCCGCGTTTCAGCGATAAAAGTTCGTTGAATGCGCGGGATGCGCCATCAACCTGATCGTCGTACTTGCCCAGCGGGAAATACCTGCACTCTTCCTTGAACGCCTGGTTCCATCCTCCCCGCAGCAGGAGCACGTTCCCGGCGTTGATCTGAGACGCCAGGGGCGTAGCCCTGGTCACCTTGTCGCCGCTCTCAGGGCTGAACTTCACGCTGTGGCCCGCCAGAAGTTTGGCGAAGGCCACAACTTGGCTCTTGCCCGCCTGTCCAGGATCTTGCGGCAGCGACTGGACGACCTTGTTGGGACCGTCCGCGTCCGCCGTGTTCTTGATGAGAGCGTCGCGCTCATTCGTCTCAAACTGTTCACGGCGAACGTCGGCGATCACGAAGCGGCCATCGCTGAGCTTTCCGAGCTTTACCCCTGCGGTGTGATCGCCCGAAGCAGAAGCGCCCAAGTCCCACCCACGGACCCATGCGACCACGCTGGCCGGCACCGCGTCCACAATGGACATCATGTCCGGCTTGATGGTCCCGCCAGACGGAGGCGTGGGCCATTGCCGGTACTGCCCGGCAAACACGTACGGTGCCGCCTTCTCCATCCGCGTGAGGTCGTCCGCGCTGTGCTTCTCAGGCCACAGCGGCGTGCCGTCATCGTTCCAGACCGAGAGGCACAGGTGATCCCAAACCTCTCCGTTGCCGCCGGCGACCGGGGCGCCCGCACCTTTCGGCCCCCTATCGCCCAGCAGCCAGCCCGACAGGTCTTCCTCATGCAAGCGCTGCATGATCACGATGATCGGCGTATCTGGGCTGTTCTTCCGGCTCTCCAGCGTGTTCTGGAACCAGTCGATGACGTTCTTCCGCATAACCTCGGAAGTCGCCTCATCGGCCTTGTGCGGGTCATCGATGATGATCGCGCCGCCGAAGCCTTCGCGATGCTTGCCGGCGCCAAAGCCGGTGATGGTCCCACCCGCGCCGGTGGCGTACATGACGCCGCCCTGTTCCGTCTTCCAATGGTGCTGGGCATCGCTTGCCAGGGATACCGCCGGGAAAACCTCCCGGTACGCCTCGTGCTGGATGACGCCGCGCACGTTGGCGCTGTTGTTCACCGCGAGCGTGCTCGAGTAGCTGGCGTGGATGAACTCACAATCCGGCGATCGACCAAAGCACCAGGCGATGAAGTTCACCACCGCGAGTTCGGTCTTGGAGTATCGGGGCGGCACATTGATGATCAGCCGCTTCGTCTCTCCCCTGTAGACGCGCATCAGCGCATCACAGATTAGCCTGTGGTGCGCTGCGCGCTGCCACTGATAGCCCTTGCGCTGCAGGAACATCCAGCGGCTGAAACTGAACAAGTCCTCTCGGGACCAGCCCACCGCAGCCAGTCGTTCAGCAGGGCTAAAACTTGTCTTGGACACTTTGAACGGCCTTCCTCAGCTCTTCCGGGCTGACCGCCGCGGTAGCTATGGGGCCGCCGTCCGGGCCGGAGTGTTCCACCCGATCCTTGAACATCCCAAGGTGGCGCCCGATGTCGACCAGCGCGCCCTTCTTGTCGTGCAGCTTGACCTTCAGCCCTTCGCGCCCTTCGGATATTTCGGAGATGGCCGCTGCGGTGTCGTCATCGATGTCATCGGCGCTCACTAGTGCCAGGCCGTGATACGGCTCAGTCACTTCGCCTTCATCATCGCCGGCGTCGGTCACGCGAAGTTCCGTCTTGCCCCAGCGGACTATCTTGCGTATGTCGCTGAAGCCGATCTTGGCTAACTCCCGCAGGACCATGTCCTGGGTGATCTCGGTACGCTTGGAGCGCGCCGCCTGGGCTTCCTGGATCGCCTGAGCGATTTCAAGTTTTTTCAAGTTCTGCTCGCCAATTTGGCCAGCAGTCTTCTGGCTGTACCCCGCCCTTATCGCCGCTTGCGTGGCGTTGAGGTCAACGAGGTACTCATCCACGAAGCGGCGCTGTTTGTCTGTCAACGCCATTTTCAATATATTCCATTATGTAAGGAATGTTTTTTTCCGAAAGCCTCGACACCACATAGGAGCAGTAACGATGACCTCCCCCGATAGAACCCTAATGACTGTGTGCATTGGCGGCGACATGGACGGTCGCAGCGTCCCAGCCGGCCGTAACAGTGGTAGTTTCAGCGGGTCCGAATCCGTCTACGTATTGACTCCTGTGATAGACGTCGACGCCGATGAGCCACGCGCGTTCTATGTCGCGAACAACATCCCACCCACTCGCTGGGTTCCTGTGGCTAAGGAACGATGGGAACAGGGCGTGCTTTGCGCCCGCTTGTACGGGCCGCCCACACCAGAACAAAATGTCGCGCATATTCGGGAGCTTGCTGCGAAGTTGTACGGCACCCATATGCGCATAAATCTGCTGCGACTAGCTGGCGACGTAAACAGCATCGCGGAGTCAAATTTCCGCCTCACGCAGATCGCCGATCTCAAAAACTCTTTGGCTTCGCTCGGTGCACGTTTCGTGACACATGATGATGTTTTTGGCGGGGGCGTGCCGATCGTGAAGATCATCCACTCTGACTTCCAGGAAGAGGAAATCAACTACAACAGTGGACGATTGTGGAACGAGCACCTGTCAAACGGTGACTTTTAAGCAATTGCTCCCATCCGACTACCCGCCAGGGCGAGCTGGGCGCGGCGGTTCTCGTCGTGCTGGCCACCGGCGACAAGACCGGTAGAAGTGTCCCGCGCATTTGCCCCTGCGCGGACGCCAGGCCGGCTGCGGCGACTCATGGGGGATATGGATCGGAGTCGGGCGCGTTAGAGACGCGTCGGCGCCATATGTAACTGTTTGATGCTATAACTATTCCGCTTCTATTTCACCCCATTAACGAGGATGTTTGATGAGACGGATCCCCGAAGATTTTGACCGCATCTTGTTGGCGCTCTGGAATATGGAAGAGCACATTTCTGCAAAGCCTGACCAAATCGCAGCGGCCCTACGCAAAGAGGGACTTGATGCAACTGGAGTTTTGGTTCGGTTTTACGCTCGGCTCGCCGTAGATGACGGGCTGATGTCTGTGGACGAGGCCGAGAATTATCGGCTCACGTCTAAGGGGCACAATTATGTAGAAGCGCTCTAGGGCGCCAAGACTGCTTAGATCGCCTCAGAAATTAACAAAGCCCACGCGGATCTGGCGCGGGCTTTGTTTCTTCAGGGCGCAATAGCCCGGGAGAATTGTCCCACTTCCCGTCCCACTTTTGGAGGGTTCATGTCCCACTTGTGGGACACGGAGTATTCCGCAAATGCTCCCCGGCCCGCTGCAGGGGCGCTGATCTGGACGGATCCCGCAGCCACAAGGGCATCAAGCACCCGCTGAACGGCCTTTCGCGCTGCGTCCCGCTCGCGAGGCTCAAGCGTCCGGCCCCGAGTCACATGGCGCACCAGCTCGAGCATCCGGAAGCTGCGCATCGGGTACGCGCCCATCAAGTCCATCACCTCGTGCGCGTACTTCACGCCAGCCTCCTTTCGACCTGGCTGCGGAATAGGCCCAGGTACAGCTTGTATTCCGTATCGTTGAGCGTCACGCCCGTCGTCTGGGCGATCCACGCGCGCGCGGCCTTGCGCCGGCCCTTCGGATCCAGACCGCCGAACTTGGCGTTCTTCTGCGGGTACTCAGCGATGACGATCATCCGCTCATGCCAGGGCAGCGCCGCGTGCATGGCCTCCACCACCTGGGCATGGTCATGGAGGATTGGCCGGGGATCATCCTCCCATGACACATAGGCCTCCATGTTGCCGACCGCGGCGCCGGACCAGGTCCAGCGCGCCCAGTTCCACAGCAAGTCATCCCCCGTCAGCCTACTCATCGGCGACCTCGTATTGTTTGCATTTCTTCCCATAGGGCTTGCCCTTCAGGCAGCGGCGCATCGTGTCGCCGAATGGCGTCTGGACCGTGCGCGCGTTGGTGCAGCCTTCGCAGGAACGCTTCAGCGCGGCCTGCTGTCGGCTCATCACGACCAGCATCGGGTCGCGGAATTCCCACTTCTGCAGGTCCGCCGTCATCGTCCGATCTCCACGAGCACGAAGCCCTTCTTGTCTGCGTCCAGCGCGCCGTCCAGCGTGAGAGGCCTGAACTGGCTGTCATCGATGCCCAACGCCGCGGCGATCCCGTCCAGCCGCGGCTTCTCGGCCGACAGCAGGCCGTCCAGGTCGCGGCGGATCCGGTTGGGCGCCACCCAGGTGATCGACACCGGCAACTGGCCAGCGGGCGCCAGGCTATTCCGGCCCAGAGCCTCCTTGGCGGCGAAGAATGCAGACTCGCGCGCGCGTACCTTGGCGGCATGGCTGGAGCCCCAGTGCTTCCCGCCTTTGCGGTTCGCCATCAGGCTGGTGTCCAACCACGGCAGGCGGATTGTCAGTCGGTCCAATGTCATCTCAGTCCCTCAACTGGCTGTATTTCGGTTTCGGCTTGAACTGCACGGCGTTGCGCGCCTCGGCAACGGCCTGCGCGTCGGCATTCAGGAACCGCGAGTGCTGGCCCTGGAAGGTCAGGAAAACCTCACCGAGCGGGCCCATGCGCTGCTTGCGGATCAGGATCTCGGCCAGGCCCTTGAACGGGCTGTCTTCGTGGTAGTACTCGTCCCGGTAGACCATCATCACGACGTCGGCGTCCTGCTCGATCGCGCCGGACTCGCGCAGGTCGCTGAGGATCGGTCGCTTGTTGGGGCGCTCCTCGACCTTCCGCGATAGCTGAGACAGCACGATGATCGGGCAGCCCAGTTCGCGCGCCAGCAGCTTGATCGCCCGGGTGATTCCGCCCAGGTCCTCGTTCCGCGTGGATCCCTCGCCCTGCATCAGTTGCAGGTAGTCGATAACGATCAGGTCCAGGCGCCCCTGACGCTGCTTGACCTTGCGCGCCGCCAAGCGGATCCGGGCGACGTTGGCAAGGCTGGGATCGTCCGCGATGATCAGCCGCTGGTTTTCCAGCATCTGGATGGCGTGCGTCAGCCGCGGCCAGTCGCCTTGGTTCAGTTTCCCCGTGCGCAGGCGCTGAGTGTCGATGGCGCCGTAGCGCGCGATGGAGCGTTCAACCAATTGGGCAGCAGCCATTTCCAGGCTGATCACCAAGGCAACACCCTCTTCCTCGGTGACGTTCTCGGCGATGTTGATCGCGAATGTCGTCTTGCCCATCGAGGGCCGGCCGGCTACGATGATCAGGTCTCCGTCCTGGCAGCCACTGGTCTTCTCGTCCAGATCGGTAAACCCCGTGGCCAAGCCAGAAACGCCGCCCTCACGCTCGCCCCGGGCTACAAGCTGCTCTAGCACGCTGCGCAGCAGCGCGCCGACCTCAACCGGGTCGCGGCCCGCAGTGCGCGTGTCCGCCAGCGCCATGACCATGCCGGTCGCACGCTCCACCAGCTCGGCCGGATCGCCCGCCTCTGCGAGCTCGGCAATGTCGTGGCCAACCGCCAACACATCGCGGCGCACGCGGTGGGCCCGGACGATTTCCGCGTAGCTGCGCACGTTGGCGCTGCTGGGGACGTTGTGGGCGATGGCGGTCAGGTAAGCCAGGCCGCCCGCGTCCTCGGCCTGCCCGGCAGCCTGCAGCGAGTCGAAGACCGTCAGCACGTCGGCCGGCTTGGAGGCGTTCAACAAGCTGGACGCGGCGCCGAAGATCAGCCGATGGTCGTGGCGGTAGAAATCCTCCGCGCTCAGCAGGTCGCCCAGGCGATCCCATGCGCGGTTGTCCAGCAGCAGGCCGCCAATCACGCCCTGCTCCGCGTCGACAGAATGCGGCGGCACTTGTACGGCTTCGGTCGTCATGCCGCGTCCCTCCGTGCGTGCAGTTTCTGCGCCTGGATGCCAACGGTCGTCAGAGCGAACTGCCCCTCAGCGTCGGCGTACCAGAGTCGGTAGTAGCCCTTGGTCACGTAGTTCAGGAAATGCTTGCGCCAGTCAGCCTGCAAGCGGCGCTCGTTGACACCGCCAGGCGAGTGCTCAGCCTTGAAGACGTCCCAAGCCAATTGCACGAAATCCATCGGCAGATCGACACCGTCCACGTACTTGCGCAGAGGCTCGTAGCCGCTGATCGCCGTCTCGCCAGCTGCACGGCAGCGCTCGAGAAAGGTTTTCAGCGAGCAGCGCTCTTTGCGTTCCCGCTTGGGTTTGTCAGCCGAAGGCGTGTCGGACTCTTCACCCCCCTGGCAAGGGGGGTTGGGGGGTACTTCTTCTTCTTTCTCTTCTCTTTCTCTAGCTAACGCACCCGTAACGCTCGGCGCGTTACCGGATTCATTGTTGGGCGTTTCACCAGCGTTACCGCTACGGTGGTTCGCAACCCTCTTTGCGGTCTGGGCGCGTTTCTTCGCCGATGCGCCGTTGTGGTCTTCAAAGTTCACGATGGAAACTCCATCGGAGTCGGCCTCAATCCATCCAATATCGGCAAGTGCCTGTCCCAAGCCCTGGACGCCCGTCTTCCGGTCGATCTGGCGGCAAGACAGGCCGGGCATAAAGCCGTCGGCGGTATGTTGGTCAGCCGTGGCCCACAACCAGTACAAACCGCCGATGACGGCGGCCTCGCTGCTGTCGGTCAGGTCAACCAGCCGCGCGACGCGCGGGTCGTCCCAAAGGTTGCTGCGCATCTTGATCCAGTCGCCGGCCATCACTCATCTCCTTTGACCAGGCGGCGCAACGGCTCAACGGCCCGCTGGTAGTGCATTTCCACTTCGGCGGGCCACTGTCCGCGCTGTATCAGAGCAGCGCGCGTGGCGTCCACGTATTCCCATTCGCGCTTCCAGCGCTCGGCCCGCGGGATGCCGCCTTGATCGTGCTGGCGATGCAGCTCGGGATTCAGCGGGAAGCACAGGCTGTCGCACGCCTTCAGCGCGCCGCCCTTCCCCAGGTTCACGTGGCAGGCCTGTGCCGGCTTTCCAGTCACCAAGCAGCCAAGCGCGGCCACGTTGCGACGGTGGTGCTCACTGCGCAGCAGCGTCGGCAGCTTGTGGCCCGGCGGGCGGTAGAAGCCCATGACGATCTCGACCTTGCGGCCCAGGCCTTCACTGCGGTCCGGCTTGACCCGCTTCATCGGAGTCTTGGAGCGCAGCGGCGTCGAACGCTTGAGAGTCGAATTGCGCAGCATCAGACGGTCACCCCATATTCGGTCGAGATCTCCGCCAGCACCTCTTCAGTGAATGCGGCCATGGCGCGCACGCCAATGTGTCCTCGAGCGATCGAGGCACGCTTGATCACCACCTCGCCGTCCGGCAACACCATTTCGATTGGCGGCAGAAACTTCCGCGCGAAGTGCTCGTGCCAGGTCTCTTTGCTGAACTTCCGGCCGTCGACCCATACTTGGTCGGCCACTGCCTTGATGACGACGCCAAAGTAAAAGCGGATCTGCTGATCGAGCCGGTCTTCTTCCTCATCGGTGACGATCACGCGCAGCGGATGTCCCCGTTCGGCGAACGCGCGAGCGTTTGATTTGACGAACTGCCACAGGGCGCCCGCAGGCGCTTCACCGGTCAGCAGGAATTCACGATGTACGGCGTCCGACATGTCAGTGCCTCGTGGCAAAATTCGTGTGCCAGCCGACAATTGCGACGGCTTCACGCAATTGGGGGTCGCGGTCTTCGCGCAGCATCATTTCCTCGTACGCCTTGACGCGGTCCCAGTTGTGCCGGCGCAGTTCCTCTTCAAAGGCGCGCTTGGCAATCGCGAGAGCTTGTTCATACGTCATGCGGCCCTCTGGGCGATGACTTCTTCCATGATCGTCAGCCGGCCCAAATGGTTGAGGTACTGGCGAATGGCGTGGTTGCCCACGGCCTCTTCGAAGGCATCAATGCGATCGGCGGGAAGGTTCAGCCGCGGTCGGTTCTTCTCGTCGAACGGTTCGGGGTGCAGGTAGCTGCTGACGTGGGGCGCGTACAGGTCGCACTCTTCGGCCAGGCTGCGCTGCGTCATGTTGGGGCGAGCCCGATGTTCCCAGGCAAGGCGAACCGCCTCGCGGAAGGTCTTGCACGCGGCAACCGTCGACGGCGGCAGAAACCTCTTTCCGGCGGGCGCCGACGTGGTACTGGCGCTATAAACAACTGCGGGATGGGGGTGCATTTCTCTTCGCTTAGTAGGGAAAATTCATCGAGTTACAAGATGAGTTACAGCGTGGCTTCGGGGCAAAATTTTTCCCATCGACAACACGAACCGAAGAAAAATGTCTGAGACCGAAACCTTGCTGAAGAACGCCGCCGATATCGCCAAGCGGACCTTTCTGGATCCGTCTGAGTCGGCTGTGCTGGAAATCTTTAAGGAGCTGTGCGCCGAGCGTGACCGCATGGCGTGGGCGACCGACGGGCGCGACAGCGCGACGGTGCATTGATGCGGTCATGCCGCTCTCACTTCGACGGCGAGCTCATGCCAAATGCGGTTGCAGTCGTCGGGGCGCAGATCTCTCCTCGTGACGGCGCCACTGGTGGCTTGCTCAATGGAAGCGCAGTGCTCGACCGGGACCGGCCGGCGGCCTGTGCGCCATTGATATACGAGCGCTGGGGACACGCCCACACATCGAGCGAGCGCCGCTGCGCTGATCGATCCATCCCGACTGAGGTAGCTGTTCAGATCCATGGCTTGAACTATAGCGTTGCTACAGTTTATTCGCAAGCCATGCTATAGATTTATTTGAATAGCATCGCTATATGAAAATTTGGACGATTGAAGAGGAAGCCTCTGCCCTGCGCGCGCGCTTTGATGGCGTGAATCGCGCGGCTTTCGCTCGCGATCACCAAGTGAAGGGTGGTCAGGCGATGATCTACCAGCACATCACGGGTAGGCGTCCGCTCAACTTAGAGGCGGCCATGGCGTACGCCGAGGGATTTGGTTGTTCCCTCGCAGACATCAGTCCGCGGCTTGCAGCGGAAGCGCAGAAGGCAGCAGCATTGGCCTCCGAATCCGTCCCCGCGGCACCGACTCCCGCCGCGCCGTGGCCCTTCCGCACGATCCCCGAGGACCAGTTGCGGGCGCTGCCCGAGTCGCAGCTGAATGCGCTCGAGGGAGCCATTGCGCTCGCGATCGCCCAGATGAAGCTAGGAATACAGGTTTCGCCGCCACCCGCAGCTCAGGCGGCCAACGTGATCCCTTTGAGCGCGCAAAAGCCCGGCGGCTTGGTCGACATGGACCACGCCGACGACCCTTTCCCAATGCGCATAGCAGGGCTGCCGCCGGCGCCTTGGGAAGGGGGCAGAACGACATTTGAGGCCGAGCGCAATCCGAAGATCAGGATCAGCACTCAGACCGGCGTGACGGCCAATGCCGGCCCCGGCGAGCCGCACGCGGCTAATGACAGGTTCGAGAAGGTACCCGAGCTGGCCGAGGTGCGTTTGGCTGCAGGCGATGGCATCGAGAACCACAGCGAGGATCAGACGGGCATGATCCAGTTCCGCCGCTCGTTCCTGAAAGCGGTGGGCGCGGACAACGGAAAGGCGCGTGTGGTGTATGCGAAGGGCGACAGCATGGAGCCGGTCATTCGAGACGGTGCCGCCCTACTCGTCGTCCCCAACGAGAACCTAACGCTGCAGGACGTGGCCACCGGCGGCGTCTACGCCATCAACTATGACGGCAAGATGCTCGTAAAGACAGTTACGAGAGACAAGCTCACTGGGCGGTGGGTGGCCCGGTCGTTCAACCCCGCCTACTACGACATACCGCTGGAGAACGGCACACCGGTGCGCGTGCTCGGCCAGGTCGTCTGGGCCGGCGCCAGGCTGCGGGATGACGAGGCGGGGCAATGGGTGCGATCTTGACAGTTGCGGACGCGAGACTGCCCCGCAAACCGTGAGGCAAAAATGAGATTCTTGGGGAAAGCAACCGCCATTGCGCGGCGTGTGCTGGGGGCACCCGATACTCCACAGGCGACGACCGGTGCGCTGCCACATATCCCAGCGGACCGAAAACGGTTGCTTCACCTAACGAACGAAGGTCCGCCCGATGGAGCAGCTAGCCCTCTTTCGTTCACCCTATCTCTCACCGAAGATCAGGACGTAGAGATTTCCGGTCCTGCAGAGCCCAGCACCATCTATGCAAGTCTCCCCGTTACGTGGCCTGCGCCCTCTGAGGAGAGCGTGGCCAAGCTGGGATATTTCCCCTCCTACGCCGGAATGTCTCCCGATCAAAGGGGGGTGTATCTCTCTTGGCTTCAAGATGTGGCTCGCCCGATCGAAATCGGGTATGTCTTCACCTACTACTACGGACTCGAACGGCATCTGATTGAAGGCGAAACTGAATTGGCCGTCGACGAAGTGCTGCTCCTTCGAAAGCACCACCCTAACAAGTCATTCCAAAACTACAGCGCATCGGCCCTACTGCATGCCAGCTTGATGCGAGGCCGATCGGACATCTTGCAGCGCCTCTACACGGATCACGAGTTGGATTTTTTCGGCAACTCCAGTCTCCTGCTTCTGTATCAACAAAGACTCAAATTACTGCCCGAAATGCTGATGGCCCTTGCCGAACAAATGCACGGGGTAAACAGGCGGTACCTCAAATCCGAACGAGATCTGTACCGTGAACAGATGCTCCATGTCCTCATGGAAGAATGCGGAGAACATGCATACGCATTCTGTGACCGCTATGACTTAGATGCAGTGGAGGGAATTCCGTACGCCATCTTCGCGAACGTTTCCCTTCCACACGACACCCGGAACCCGAGTCTTCCAAACTTGATGAACCACCCTCCGTTTGTGGAGGAAATGTCGGCGTTTTTCCAGAAGACGCATGAACGCACGAAAGCCGCCAAGCGGCGCGTACGTGGATCTTCCAGTCCGGCTTAACGGCCCCTAGCCTCCCAAGCCATGCCCGCCATCCGGCGGGCTTTTTTTCGTCCGTTACAAATTAACTATAGCATCGCTATTGCTTCCGAACCGTAGCGTTGCTATAGTTTATCCAACGCATTACCGCTCTTTAACAACCAGCAAGCCATGGAATACGCCTAAGGCCGAAAGGCCGGTAAGCGCAGGTGGCAATCCCCCACGCCTGAATGAATAGACCGGGGGCTATCACCGACACGTCTTGATCCCAAGTGGGGGTCGCATAGGGCGTGCACGGGATTGAAGAGGCAGCGCCCCACCTGGAGCCGCGATGAGCGGGAGTGGCCAGGGGAGCGCTGCCCCGGAATTTATCCGTCAGCCCGTTCATTGAGCGCCGGCTGACGAATGAATCCTCACCACCCGCCTCGGGTTTCGGGGCCTGGAGACTTCCATGAACGAAAGCCGCATCAAACGCCGCGCCGCGCGCATCGGCGCAGTTGGACAGGAGTACCTGCTGAACGTGTCGAAGCTGCGCGCCGTGGTGCGCGACTACTCGCGGGACCGCCTGCCCGGGTATCGCGTGAACCCGGCGAACCGCCGCAGCGCACAGGACGCGCTGTTCAAGGAACGCCGGTTCTGGTTCGGCGACCGT